ACAACCACCAGGCTGCCAACACCATGGGATACAAATGGGTTTGGCGCATGGATGATGATGCCATACCAGAGTCTGATGTTTTGAGGTCATTGCTCAGTTTTGCAATTTTCAGCAATGCTGGTGCAGTTGGTGGCTCGATACTCACTCCACCATTGCTTTATCAAGATACCAACCCAACTGGCAAAATTGAAAATATAAACAGCGAGCCAAACCCACAATGGCGAATCATCAACAGACGGCAGCAAGTCGAGCATTTGCATTGCTCATTCTTGTATCGAGCTGGAGTGCATGACTACAATTTGGGATTGTCTAGAGTGGCCCATCGAGAGGAAACACTATTTACTTATGGACTGCACAAAAAAGGATTTGGATTATTTGTCATTCCCGATGCCATCACTTGGCATTTGAAGAATCCAACTGGTGGGATCAGATCAGAGACTGATGCATCGATGTATGCCCATGACGAGCAAATATTCCAGAATTTCCTTAAATACAAGGACAAAACTATTGTGGTGCTCAATTGTGGACTTGGGGATCATTTGGTTTTCAGGAAAGTGCTGCCAGATATTAAAAATCCAGTGGTGTTCAGCTGCTACCCTGAAGTGATACCAGGCGAATCGATTGCAGCTGCACAAAGCCTATTTGGCAACATTGATCAGTGGAATATATACCTCAAGATGGCCCAGTGGAAATGGAATCAGCCACTCGAGGCAGCATTCAGGAAATTGTATCTATGATCATCATTTCCCCTTATTCCAAAAAACTGATGAATGGGAAACCCAATCCCAAGAATTACCCATATTGGCCAGAATTGATTGCCCAGATTAAAGAGCCAATCATCCAGATCGGCATCGAGGGCGAGCAGCCATTGGTCGAGGATTTTCGGCCAAATCTGCCCATGGCCGAATTGAGCAAATTGCTCAAACAATGCCGAACGTGGATTGCTTGTGATTCATTTTTCCAGCATTTGGCTTGGCTGGAAGGTAAGCCTGGCATTGTTTTATGGTCGGTTTCAGACCCATTGATTTTTGGCCACCCAGAAAATATCAATTTATTGAAGGATCGAGCCAATTTGGCCAAAGATCAATTTCTCTGGTGGGAGGATCAGGTTTACCAAAAAGACGCATTCATCCATCCCAATGAGGTTATCAAAAGTCTAGAATTGCTCTAAAATTCAGCATATTTGGAGGGATTTGGGCATGGATGATATTGAGGCAAGACTGAATTCGCATGAGGCGGTTTGTGCCTTGAGGTATGAGCAGATCAATGCCAGGCTCAAGCGAATCGAGCAGATTATGATCACCAGTGCTGGCGTGGTCATTGTCAGCTGTGTTGGCACTATATTCACGTTTATTTTGACGCACAAATAATGGATCCAATCACAGTATTTGCAGCGTGTAAGGCTGCCCATGCTGGCATTCGGGAGTGCATCGATTTATACCAAGACTTTAAAAAAGATGGCAAAGATGTTGGGGATATCGTCAACGACATTGGCAAGAATTTGGGAGCATTCTTCACCCATCAAGAGACACTCAAAGAAGCAGAAAAAGAAGAACGACTCAAGCCACTCGATAAAAAAACCAGCATCAACGAGGAGGCGATGAATCGGATCATGCGTCAAGAGCAGATCCAGCGCATGGAAACAGAATTGCGAGAAATGATCATATACCAGGTCGGAATGCCTGGTCTTTGGGAGAAATTCACGCAAATGCGTGAAATTGTCAGGAAAGAGCGAGAAAAGCTCGAGCGTGAACAAAAAAAGCCATTGAGATGGCTGCACTCAAAAGAAGGCAGTTCATCGACAAATGGCAAGTCAGGGCAGCGTTATGCGCTGGCATTTTGATATTGTTTTTGACGTTTTGCGGTTTGATGTATGGCATTCATTTGGACTATCAGAAAAGTAAATATCATTTGGAGGATAAACCATGAGCTGGATTGAAAGTATTGCACCCACAGTGGCCAGCTGCCTTGGTGGCCCATTGGCTGGATTGGCCATTGAGGGCGTGTCAAAGGCACTTGGCATCGATGCCGATAAGGTTCAAGACACCATCAACAGTGGCAAAATGACTGCCGATCAGATTGCAGCATTACAGCTGGCCGAGACTAACCTCAAATCCAAAGCGCAAGAGCTGGGGCTGGATTTTGAGCAATTGGCCACAGCGGACAGGAAATCAGCTCGGGATATGCAGATCAACACCAAGAGCTGGATTCCACCATTGTTGTCCATTGGCGTGACAATTGGCTTTTTTGGCATTCTCTGGGGCTTGATGTATGGCCAAATCCAACACGCACCACAGATTGATATTATGCTCGGTTCATTGGGCACTGCATGGACTGGCATCATTGGGTTTTATTTTGGATCATCAGCATCGAGCCAAAATAAAGATCAACTACTCCACCAAAGCACACCCATCAAATGACACAGCTCACACCACATTTCAGCCTGGAAGAATTGACATTCACCGATCACAGGGAATTTGACAATGTACCCAATGAATCTGAAACAAAAAATCTTGAGCGTTTGGCTCAATTTCTTGAAATGGTCAAGGAGCTGCTGGGCAATAAGCCAATCATGGTTAACTCAGCATTTCGGTCGAAACAAGTGAATGACGCTGTTGGATCAAAAGACTCAAGCCAGCATCGAGTAGGATGTGCGGCCGATTTGAGAGTGCCTGGCATGACTCCAGACGAGGTGGTCAAGGCCATCATTGCCAGCAGTTTGCCATTTGACCAGGTGATCAGGGAGTTTGATCGATGGACTCATGTATCAGTGTCAAATGATCCAGCTGGCCAACCCAGACGGCAAGCATTGATTATTGATAAGGCTGGGACAAGACTTTATTCTTGAATCATCAAGAATACGACAAACCAAAAAATGGCTGAGATTGTAAAAATAATCCCAGCCATTCCAAGGCCAAAAACCCAAGCAAAAATATTGTACCAATCAAGGTTTTGCATAATTTAAAGATTATGTTTAACTAGATACCATTTTGCTTGATATTCCACCAAAGTCGATGGTGGGACAAACCCGAATCTTTTCCAAGTATTCATTACATTGGTGAATTCTGCTTTTATATACATGATTGGTTCTCCAAGTACCCAGCCAAATCCCTGGTATCCACAAACACTTTGATGCCATCTTTAAATGTTTTGAATGGCAAATCATCGGAGGATCGTTTGTTATACAAAGTACCGACTGGAACTTTTAATACCTCAGATGCCTCTTTGAGTGTCATTCGGACACCATATTTTTCAATCAGGTACTGATACATTGTTGATTTGATCTTTCAGAATTTGGTCAGTAAGGCCAGCAAGTAATCGTCTGGCCTCTTGAATGTCCAAAAGTGTGGGTTCATTTCTGAACAAAATCCACACTCCATTGTTGGCCAGCAGAGTGTGGAAATCATTCACATCAAGGGAATGGGATATCATTATCTTGTGCAGCTGGTTTGGCAATTCCAAAATCATCGAGAGCTGAGGCTTTTGATCCCAGTGCATCACCCTTTTCTAGCATTTGGATGTTATTGAGCCAAAATGCTACACCATTATTTCCCGCTTGTGAATACGCATAGGCAGTGACCGAAACTCGGCCATAGTCACCCGATACAAAATCATTGGCTGCCATGATGGCATTGCCATGCGAATCCACAGTGCCAGGCTTTTCATTGGTCTTACAACGAATGAAATAACTACCCTTGTACTGATCACCCAATGGCGAGCCATCTTGCTTGGTTTCAGTGTCTCCATCACGCAATGGATTTCTCAAATTGGATGGATATTTGCCATTCCACTTTTTATCCAATGCATTCTTCATTGCGGTTTTGAGGCCAGCAATAGTGACAGTATCAGATTTGGGGATGATGAATTCAGTGCTGAATTCCTCTTTGCCAGACATTTCATTGACCTTGGGACTGGCCCAATTCAAATAAGAAAACCGACCCTTACCAGTGATAAATTTAGACATAGTTTTTTCCAGTTAAAAGTTAAAGAATACCGACTCATTTCTAAGTCAGTAAAAGCACTATAACATAATTTCTCAAAATTTCCCACAATTTCATAAAATTTAATATATACTGAGGATTCCTTAACTGTAAAACTGGATCAAAAATGCTATTTCCACACCAAATTACCTCGAGGGATTTCCTCTTGAGGCAAAAAAGAGCCATTCTGGCCGATGAGCCAAGGGTCGGCAAAACACTGCCCACAGCAGCTGCTGCACTTGAGCATTTGCCAGCTCTCATTGTCTGCCCAGCCATTGTCAAAAACGTCTGGAAACAGGCATTTGAGGCCATGGATTTCAAGGGCGAGATCAGAGTGATCACTGGCAAAAAACAAGCGTCTGAGAGCCAATGCAGTGGCATTACGATCATCAATTACGATGTACTTGGATCATTGTGCGAAATCGGCAAATACCAGACATTGGTGCTGGATGAAAGCCACAGGATCAAGTCACCCAAGGCCATCAGGACTATTGCAGCATTTAAGCTGATGAAACGTATTCCAAGGGTTTATGCACTGTCAGGAACCCCAATCCCAAACCGACCCATCGAGTTATGGCCACTCTTGCATGGCTTGGGCATTTATCGTGGTGGTTGGTACGATTTTGGACTCAGGTATGCCAAATTATGGAATGCACCATGGGGCTTGGATACGTCTGGGGCATCAAATCTGCCAGAGCTGAGAGCCATGGTGCAGCCACATTGTTTAAGACGCACCAAGGCTGAAATATTCACGAATTATCAGCAGCCAGTCACATCATTGATCACGTTTGATTTGCCAGTCGATAAGCGTGAACAGCAATTCGACATCGATGCGCTGATTGCACATCCAAACCCGATGCTGGCATTTGAGGGATTGTCATCGGTCATGCTGGAATCGGCCATGCGAAAAGTCAAGCCATCGGCTGAATTCATCGAGGCCAAGCTGGCTGATGAGCCAGTGATTGTGTTTGCCCATCATAAAGAAATGGTGCATCAGCTGGCCGAACTACTCAAAGCGCATCATCCAGTGGTGATCACTGGAGACACACCAGCTGCTGCACGAATCCAAATTTTGAAGGATTTTCAAGATGGTAAGACCAGACTATTCATTGGAAATATTCAAGCGTGCCAAGAGGGTATCGATTTATCGGCAGCCGATACAGTTATTTTTGTTGAGGCTACTTGGCAGACTTCAGCACTTCAACAGGCATCGAGCCGAGTTGAGAATATCAAAAAGTCTGGCACAGCTCCACTCATTTATTTACTCACGATTTCCAACTCACTGGATCATACGATTCTGGCCAAAATCCTCAAAAAGCAA